ACTTATATTATACCTTTTTTTGCTGCTTTTCAAGGATTTGTGCGGTTTTGCCTTAGGGAAAAGTAAAAGCGCCGAGAAGTTATTCCCGACGCTTTTTGATTACCATACAGCCGCATATTATCGAAACGGTTTGTATGTTTTTGTTTTGGCTCCCCATACTGCGCCAAACTCGACACTTTATTCTCTGTCGAGTTTTTTGCGGTATGGGAATTCTTCGTATTATAGGGACGTGTTGACTTTTTAGGCGTACTGCCTGGTGGTGTTGGTAAAGGAGAACCACCACCGGGACCGTTAGGATCCGGATCGGTGTCATCATCGGAATGAAGTATCTTATCTATTGCCTTCTCTGCTTCCTCTGCAGAAAGCTGAACATCATTAGGCAGCTCTGCATTGATACTGTCATTACGAAAATCAAAGTAGGTCTTTGCACAGGCAAGTGTAGTATCGGGATCCTGAATCACGCCTATCTCATCGGGCTGATATACAGTGACCTCCATATAGTCATCGAATACGACTACCTGCTTAACGTACTTGCTTATAATATGCTGCCTGTCCTCAAAGGAATTGATGTTGTATGTTCTCAACTCAGAGAACCAATCCTCTATGTCGTACGGTGACAGTTCCCTTGGCTGATATAATGCAAGAAGTTTTTCCTTTCTGGCTGACAACTTATTGGACTCTATGGAATATTCATCTATTTTCTGCTCATAAGCCTGTCTTACATACTCAGACATAGAAATTTTGCCGAGGTCAGCATCAATAAGCTTTTGAGTTATTCCCTTGATGTCTTTCTGCAAAGACCTTATCTTGGTTTCAATAGCCTTAAGCTCCTCGTTCTTGCTGCCCTTCTTTCTCATATTCTCAATGACCTTGGCCATAGCCTTAATATAATCGGCATCGGTAAGCAGAAGGATAGTTTGTGCAGCAACATTACGCTCTATCACTTCCTTAGGCATTGTCTTGCGCTTGCAGTTATGTCCGGGTCTATCCTTTCGACAGTTATAATACCGATACACATCGCCATTCTTCTTTTTGTTGGAATCGGATTTCATAGACTGACCGCAATAACCGCAGAAGATTTTATCCTTCAGAAGATAAGGCACTTTCGCCTTTGCCGTTCCCGGACCTCTGCTTGTTGCTCTCAGTCGCTCCTGCACTCTGACAAACAGCTCCTCGGTAACAAGTGCAGGCACCTTCCCCTCAAGGCGTATCACTTCTTCATTGCCGTTCGGATCCGTAGCCGCATAGCTGTAAACGCCTATGTACTTCTCATTTGACAGAATAGTACGGAAACTGTTCTCGTTGAAGTCTCTGCCTGTCGAAGTCTTATAGCCCTCCTCGTTAAACTTCTCGCAAAGCTGTCGTGTAGTCCAGCCGTCGGCGTACAGTCTGAAAGCTTCTCTCACCACATAGGCATTGACTTCATCGATAACAAGCTTACGGTCTTCGACCTTATAGCCAAGCGGTGTAGAACCACCATAGTAGCCGCCGTTCTTAGCTATTTCGTACATATTGCGGCACACCTTGACAGACAGCTCTGCGGAATAATACTCAGCCATTGCTATATAAATACCCGCCATAAGCTTTTCCTGTGCTGTCGGTTCAAGGTTTTCCTGCTCCTTAACGGATACGATACTGATGCCAAACTTTCCGAAGAAACCTATCGCAGCATATGTGTCCTGCTGGGAACGTGCAAATCTGTCATATCTCCATACAAGGACATAACGGAAGTCCTGCTTCTTGGCTCTTTCCTGCAATGCGAAGAACCCCGGACGATGATCCACGTTTGTACCTGTGCTTTCATCAGTGACCACATCAATGACCCTCAGCCTAAAACGGTTTGCAAAATCGGTGCACTCTCTTGTCTGTGCAGCAATGGAAACCTCAGATTGCTTATTCGGGTCTGATATTCTTGCATATATGATACAGTTTTTTTGATACCTTTCAGGCACAGGATTTTTCGTGCCTTTTTTCTTTGGCATACAACCACCCTATTCATAAAAAATTCAAATACTACAACTACTACAACTTTTATAATTTAGAAACAACTATCTGAAATTATGAAGAAATCCCGACTACAACTCAGAAAAAGTTGTAGTCGGCTCAAACCCGCTTCATTTCTACACTCTCTATACTATATACTACAACTACTACAACTTTTATAATAATAATAAAAAATAGGAATTAAAGAGAATATATATATAACGCGCGTATATATTCTCTTTAATACGTTATATATAAAAGTTTGGGGTAAAAGTTGTAGTAGTTGTAGTCAGAGGTTGACAATTTGGGAACCTCCCGCTCCCCCAAGAGGAAAGGCGGTCAAAGCGACCCGGCAATCAGGCTGATGTTATTCATTTCAGACTGAGAAGCTTTCCGAAAAGCATACCTTCTGCCACGCTGTCGGTAAGACCTTTGTGCGCAGATCGGCGGGTAATGCCGAAGTAGTCAAGAAGTGTTTCAAGCTTGTTATTCTCAACCGCTCCTTCGGGTATAAGCTTTCTGGCCATACTCAGAGTGTCATAGTAATTTCGGGGAGACTCGTCCATTTCAAAGCCAAACCGATACAGGAATTTGAGGTCAAAGGCTCTTATGTTATGACCAACCATATCATCATCGCCTATGAACTCTGTAAACGACTGCATTACCTGCTGTATCATCGGCGCACCCAATACGTCACTGTCGTCAATACCTGTTATTCTGGTTATATTCGAGGGAATATCCACCATAATGGGATTGATAAGCGTTGAGAATGCCGATACAGGCTTAAAGTCTCTGAAACGTACAGCAGTCAGCTCAATGATATAATCGGTCTTCGGGGAAAGGCCTGTCGTTTCAAGGTCGAAAGCTATGTAATCGCCTCTGAGACACTTTTCCGAAAAATCATACTTGCGTTTGAGCGGCGGCTCAGGATCTGTCTCTATAGCTACAAGCTTATCTTCGTCAACCTTGACTTCTGCCATTTTGAGGTTGTCTATAGCAGCATCAACGTTTAAAACCATATTCGCAGCAACAACCGTCGGCATAGGTTGCTTTCCTTTTGCCGTTCTCGCTTTGGAAGTTTTAAGCTTTTCATTTTCCCGAAGCAGCTTATCGTTCTTTTCCTCCAACTTGTCGATTTGGGAATACATATCAATAATTTGACTGATAAACCCACTTTTTTGGGATTCAAGATTATCAACGGTCTTTTTCAACTCAGCATTAAGTCTTTGGATCTCACGTTGTGCTTTTTCGGCTTCAGACTTGTAGAATGCGGCTGTTCTGCTCAGAGCAGCGTTTTCTTTTTTCAAGTCATCTATCAAAACTTGCTGTACTTGACTTTCTGCTACAAAAGCTTCGTATTCTGCGCTTCTCATTATCCGCAAGGCATTCACCGTCCCAACACTCTGTTAATCTTTAAGGCTTGGCAGGATATAAACGTCATCGAGATACCCGTATTCATCAAGATAGGCAATAGCTGAGATGCTGCCGTCCTTAATTCCGTCAATGGTGCTCTTCGGAGCAGTAAAGGCAACAACCTTGCTTTCGCTTCCATCTGACATATCGGCAACAGCCCAATACTGTATCTCGTTATATTTGCTGCAACCCTGATTGACTATAAGGTCTTCAAGGTTCTGGAAGTTTTGACTTACGGTAGCGTGGTTACTGAAAGAAGATGTAATCTTTGTCTTGATAATCAGTGTGTCACCTGTTTCGTTTATATCCAGGACTTCACCATAAGGAACTGTATATTTAAGACTCTTACTCTCAACTGAGCCCCCAGGCTTAGCATCATATGACTCTTCAGCCTCATCAATGTCATTCACAACAACTCCTGCGTTATCAGCCTGTTCAAAAACAACAGAGCAGCGTCCATAAATATTTCCGTCAAGAGTATTTTCTACACCCTTAAGCGAAATATTTGCTGTAGGTGCTTTCCATGTAGCGGTTCCCATAGCTAAGTCGGAAGGACCTGGCATCGCTGAATACGATGTATGTCCCCCATACTTCTTGTCAAACAGCTCAACAATATGTGCAAATAAATCCCTTGAATTTGCATACGAGGTATTGTATTCTACAGATGTCAATTTACCATCTGTAAGCACATACGTTACATCCCAATCATCATATCCTGCAAGCGAAACGTTCCATACTCTAAAGCCATCTTCGCAAGATGTTAATGAACCTTCTGTTTCTTGCACAGCGATTTCAGGTCCAGTCATACCCCACATAACATTACGGACATCTGGGCTTTCAAGCTCTACATGCGGAATAGTAGCTTCCGTAGTCGTTTCTGTTGTTGTGTAATAAATCGAACCCTTTTCATCCGAGCAAGCAGCAAGAAACGCACATAAAAAAGCTGTTGCACAAATAACTACTTTTTTCATATTACATTATCCCCTTTAAATCTTGCTTTTTGTCATCACGATACCTCGCCTTTTCTTTCGGCAGATATATCATCAAATTCCTGAGCCATACGCCTTTTGATCTTGTCCTCATACCGTTTGACAGCTTCTTCAAAGATAACCTTGATCTCAACTTGTTCTTCATTACTGAATCGTGAAAGAGTATTGGTTATTTCTTCAAAGACTGCCATATTTAACCCCATCTGCATCGCTTCAAAGTAAAGATGCTTATAATTTTTCTCCCAAACCTCGGATTCCGGATATGCTCGTTCCAAATCCTGTAAATCCTCATAGTCGAGCTCCATAGCATACGCCCGCCTTTTCTTTTCAAGCTGCTCTGGATCGCATTCGACGAGGCTTTCATCATTGAAGAAAGCTTCATTAACGCAGGTTTTGTAAGCAAGATACGCAATCTGAGCTTTTGAAAAGGCTACAGGCTTATCGTTTGGAAGATTGATTGCCGATAAGATAGCAAATGCTTTCTTTTTTCCGTGAATTAAGCGCATGACCTTGCAAATGGTATTATATCTCTTGCTTATTTCATCGGTTTCCGAATGATTGCTGTGGTATTGGCGGAGCTCAGGAACCGAAGAGGTGTCTTTTCCTGTAAGCAGGTATTCTATCGATACGCCCAACTCTTCTGAAATTAGAATTACCCATTCAGAACTTGGCATCGATCCTTTCTTCCAAGCAGTTAATTTTGAGGTGCTTATATTAAGAGATTTCAGTAATGCGGTAGGCGTAGTGTCCTGTTTCTTACATTCCGCGTCAAACCTTTCAAAAAAAGTCATAAAATCACTCCTGTATACTGTGCAAAATCAACAAAGTTCTGAAATTAGAACCATTCCGCTTGACAAATTCTTATTTTAGAATTATAATAAGACCATAACAACAACCGAGATTGTTAAAAAGGGTATAACGAAAGCACCCTCGTCATGAGAGTTGCCGTATTTTATTTCCTGACAGTTATATTATACAACAACATCAGATTTGAATTAACCTTGCTGTTGTTATACCAATGCAAACAATCTGTTAAATTTTAATGCTCCACAGAAAACAAATTGTCCTATGACAACGAACAGAAAGCTCGCCGGCACCCATAAGGGATAGGAGAACGGTATAAGGACCGCTGAAAGTGGATATCGAAGGAGGCTATAAAATGGCATTTAGAGAAAATCTTGCATACCTTAGAGCCAAAGCTGGGCTCAGCCAAAGGGAGCTTGCGGACAAGCTATTCGTATCGCAGCAGATGGTTGGTGCAATGGAAACCGGTATAAAAACCCCAAGTATGAATATGCTGATACGACTTGCCGAGGTTCTCGACTGCTCCATAAACGACCTTGTTTGCGAGAATAACAACAAATAAATCGAAGGGAGGAAACCTCAATGATAAAGATCAAAGCAAAAATCAACTTTGACATAGTAGAACAAATGGAAATGGGTGTTGGTCTTGACCATTTATTTGACGGTTTTCCTCCTGCTGAAATAACCTGCGATCACCCCGACGATATGGAAAAATTCGTCAAGTTCGCACTAAGCGATGAAGTAATGGTTCGTAGAACCATTGACTACTTCAACAGCACTCTGGGAAAGGAGGGCTTTTTATGCCTAATACAGCAATTACAGTATCCTTTGCCTGTGTGAATTCAGCGCAGGCAGCAAAAATGATTGAGTTCTTTGACAAACTCAATGCCGAGGGAATGCAGCAGCTGTGCGACTCCCTCAACAACAATCCTGAACAGTGGACAGAGTTTCGTCCTGACGGAACTTACGGTCCTGCGACAGAGCCTTTGGGCGCAGTTCCCCCTCACGTTGCGCACCCTAACGCCTGCTCCGTATCTTCCACAGCTCAGAGTTCCGCACCTACGCCTTACACCGCCGCTCCCAATACTGCACCTTACGCAAAGCAGACGGCAGCACCTGCAGCTCCTCAGAGCACGCCTGCTCCTATTGTGCCTCAGAACGTCCCCTCTCCTGCAGCATTGTCGGCAATGTCAACAACTCCCCAGTATCAGCAGACTTCAATGTCGTACACGCCGATGCCCAACAACATACCTGCTTCCGCTCCCGTGATCAAGAAGGAACAGCTTCAGAGTGCACTCCAGCTTTTTGCCAGTTCATCCCCGGCCCGCTCGGCTTCGATACGGGAATTACTTGCTCGTTTCGGTGTTGACAACCTCAACGCTTTACCCGAAGCCTCCTACCCCGAATTTGCAAATTCTCTTAGAGGGATGGGGTGCGCCGTATGAGTGGAGCAGAGAACTTAACAGATACTGGGAACATCTCCTCCAAAGCTGAGACCTCAGCTCACTCCAAATGCTTCGGACCTTCGTCCTCCCATTCCTGGATAAACTGCCCCTTTTCTGCTATCGCAAGACAGCAGATACCGGACAGGTCAAGCAAGTATGCTGAGACAGGAACTCTCGCACACGAGCTGTGCGAGATAAAGCTCAGGCTTTACTTTGGTCAGATTTCGTCGGAGGAATTTGCTGAGCGTCTGTCTCAGATACAGGCAAATGTGCTTTACACTGATGATATGCTGTCAAGCAGCAACGAGTATCTTGAAACCGTCAAGGAGCTTAGTCTTACGCATTATGACACGCAGCCTATTGCCTACATAGAGCAGAAGATAAGCTATGATGATATCTGCGGAGCTGACGGCTTTGGAACATCGGACTGCATTCTTCTCGGCGGTGACACTCTCACTGTCATAGACTACAAGAACGGTTCGGGCGTTCCGGTATCCGCAGAGGGCAATCCTCAGATGCGTCTCTACGCCTATGGTGCACTGCACAGTGTAGTAAACCCGATGTTCTATGACATCAATAAGGTCGTAATGTGCATAGTACAGCCCAATCTCAACAGCATAACAACAGATGTTATCACCACCGCTGAGCTGTTGGACTGGATTGAAAACACTGTCAAGCCCGCAGTAAATAAAATCAATGCAGGCTGTAAGGACAGAGTCCCCGGCAAATGGTGCAAGGAGGGCTTTTGCCCCAACTTTACACAGTGTTCTGCTTGGCGGGAAAAGTTTGCCTCCGTCTATGCTGATTTCACTACCGACTATGCGGACAAGGATACCGATACTCTCACAAATGACGAACTCGGAGACCTCTACGCAAAGGTATCAGAGCTCAGTGCCTGGATAGAAAAGCTCAAGGCTCGTGTAGAGTTTGAGATACAGGGCGGTCATCCTGTTAAGGGTTGGAAAATGGTAGAAGGACGTTCTACCCGTTGCCTTACCGATGTAGATGCCGCTTTCGGAGAACTTTGTAAGCAGACGGGAATTGACAAATCCCTGCTTTACAAGACAACACCTGTATCGCTTACCGAAGCGGAGAAGATCATAGGCAAAAAGGACTTTGGCAATATCTGTAAGCCTTGGATAAGCAAAAAGTCCGGAAAACCCGCTCTTGCTCCTGAGTCGGACAAGAGAAAGGCTATTGACCACTCTACAGAGTCGGACTTTGCAGATGTAGCCGCTCCCACAATTACAGAAAATAAATAAACAAGGAGGAATGCCTATATGTTTAAAGGTGATATTCTTAAGGTTATGACTTCTGAGGTACGTCTCAGTTATGTCCATATCGACCAGCCTTATGCACAGGAGGGTGCATCGGAAGCAAAGTATTCCGCAACGCTTCTTCTCCCTAAGACTGATGTAGCTGTGTATCAGGAAATAATGCAGGCTATCGAAGCAGCAAAGCAGGAGGGTGTCAGAGGTCCTTGGAAGGGTGCTTGCCCTCCCAATCCTGCAATTACTGTATATGACGGCGATGGCGTAAGAGAGTGCAGCGGAGAGCCTTACGGAGCTGAATGCAAAGGCTGCTGGGTAATTTCCGCAAAGTCCAAATGGAAGCCTCAGGTCGTTCATCAATCTAATGTCAAATGCGTTCTGCCCGACGGTTCAGTGAAGAGCGGCGACTACGGCAGAGTAGTTATCAACTTTTACCCCTATGACAGCAACGGTAATCGTGGTATTGCCGGCTCCCTCGGAAATATTATGATAACCCGTGAGGGCGAAGCTCTCGGAGGACAGACAAGCGCTGCCGACGATTTTGCCGACTGCGGTTCTGCAGGCTACAGTGCACCCGCACAGGGCTACACACAGTCTCAGTATAATCAGGCTCCTCCCCAGAACTACAATCAGCCTCAGTACAATCAGGCTCCTCCCCAAAACTACAATCAGCCTCAGTACAATCAAGCTCCTCCTCAGAACTACAATCAGCCTCAGTACAACCAGGCTCCTCCCCAGAACTATGCACAGCCCCAGTATAATCAGGCTCCTTATGACCCTAACGCATTCGACCCCAATGCCTATATGAGCGGCAATTATGGCGCTTAAGGGCTAAGAAAAAGAGGCTGTTTCCCTCCAAAGGCAGCCTCGATACTGGGATATAGCCAAGCGGTAAGGCAACGGACTTTGACTCCGTCAGGGCGCAAGCTGCGAGGGTTCAAATCCCTCTATCCCAACCATCGGCTATGGCAAGCCGATATTCTCCTTAAAATTTTCAAGATACGGCAGCGGAGCTGTCACTCCGCTGTCACCCTGCCGCAATCGTATAATGGCTATTACCGACAGCCCGAAGGCTTAGATGCGAGTTCAAGTCTTGCTTGCAAAAAAGTTTGATAATAAATTTGATAATTTGAAAGGATGAACGAGTATGGCAGAAAAAACATTGAGATCACAATCGGAACAAAAGGTGTGTCTATTCGTATGGAGCACGCTTCTATTCTTGATGTAGCAAGCCTGCTTTGCACAGGCGTATATTACGTGTGTAGGGAACTCAAGATTCCTGTTGACTTGATTACCGACACGTTAAAAGAAGCGGACGAAAAAATCTCAAAAATGGAAAATGACTCTTCCGTGACAGAGAAAGGCAAGTCAGAGGAAGCATCTGCAGCGAAAAAGGAAGACGCCAAAAACAAAATGCTGCTTGATCTTGTCGATGGGGACAAAGAGTTGTCTGACCTTATGACTCTGGCGGCAATTTTCAGTCTCCACAAAGCGGCAAACCGTTAATCACACAAGTGACCTCCAAATAAAGGGCAGGCTCTCCTGCCCGATATGCGCCGATAGCTCAGTTGGAAGAGCAGCGGTCTTTTAAACCTCAGGTCGGGAGTTCGAATCTCCTTCGGCGCACCAATAAACAAAGCAGAAAGAAGGTACGGTATGAGGCACATTTCTATTGATATAGAAACCTATTCCGAAGTGGACATCGGAAAGGTCGGACATTTCCGATACATTGACGATGCTTCATTTGAAATAATGCTTGTTGCATACAGTGAATGCACACCCGATGCTGATGTATCGCTGGTATCTCTGAAAGAAGGAGAGCTGCTTCCCGAAAGCTTTGTTTCCGACTTATTTGACCCTACTGTAGTCAAGCACGCATTCAACGCTTCTTTTGAGTGGTTTGCACTCAGCAAGTACTTTCATCTCACAGAAGAACAGAGAAATGACTGGTTGAAACAGTGGGAATGCACTATGGTTCACGCTGCGTATCTTGCATATCCTACATCACTTAGAGAGTGTGGCATCGCCCTACAGCTTCCGCAGGATCAGGCGAAAGACAGAACAGGTAAAGCACTTATTGCATTGTTCTGCTGCTTGCACGAGCCAAAACGTACAAATGGCTGGAGGACACGAATCCTTCCCGAACACGAACCTGAAAAATGGGCACTGTTCAAAAAGTACAATATGCAGGATGTCGTAGCCGAAAAAGCCATTGAAGATAGATTTCGGGACTTTCCCGTTCCAAAACAGGTCTTTGATGACTGGCGGCTCAACGAGATCATAGTGAGCAGAGGCGTTACCATTGACAAAGAGCTTGTTGATAAAGCAAATCTTATAGCCGCAGAGGAAAAAGAGATGCTTACCAATCAGCTTACAGCATTAACGCATCTGACTAAACCAACGGACAAGACCTTATGCTCCTGGCTCACTGAGCAATTAGGCTTCCAAGTTGACAGCCTGAAAAAAGAGAGCCTTGCAGAATTAAGAGCCCGAACCGACCTGCCGCCGCACGTGCATAAGGTGTTGGAGCTGAGAGCTTCCACCGGAAAAACATCAGTCACAAAATATCAAGCTATGGCTGACAGCATATGCACCGACGGAACAGCAAAAGGAACTCTCCGATACTACGGAGCCCGCACGGGTCGGTGGTCAGGACAGCTTATCCAGCCGCAAAACATTCCTCGTGTACATATAGAGGATCTTGATAATGCCATAGCTCTTGTTAAGAAAAAGGACAAGACAGGCTTAATAGAGGCTTATGGAGATGATGTCCTCGACACTGTATCGCAGCTGATACGCTCTGCAATCATAGCTCCAAAAGGTTGTATGCTTGTGGATGCAGACTTCTCAGCCATAGAAGCACGAGTGATATCTTGGCTTGCTGATGAAAAATGGCGCCTTGATGTCTTTCGTTCGCACGGTAAAATCTACGAAGCATCAGCTTCACAAATGTTCAATGTTCCTATAGAACGAATAAAAAAAGGCAATCCTGAATACGAACTGCGAGCCAAAGGCAAAATCGCTGAACTCGCTTTAGGGTATCAAGGAGGTGTGGGGGCGCTCATAGCAATGGGTGCTGACAAAATGAACTTATCAGCCCAGGAGCTTAAAGATATTGTATCACGCTGGAGAACAGCAAATAAATCAATAGCTTCTCTTTGGAAAAAGTTCAATTCCGCAGCGGTAACAGTAATTCAGACAGGTGCTCCCGTTGGAGTAAATAATATTATATTCCGAAGATGTCAGCTATCCGGTCTTGATTTTCTTACAATAAGTCTTCCGAGCGGACGAGCCATATATTACGCTTGTCCCCGTGTCGTCCCCGGAGCATATGGCTCTCAGATAGAATTTCTCGGATATGACAAGCAGCACTGGACTAAGCTTAATACTTACGGCGGAAAACTAACTGAGAATATTGTACAAGCCTTAGCAAGAGACATTCTTGCCGAGAAGATTCGACAACTTGAATGTTCGGGAATACAAATTCTCTTTCACGTTCACGATGAGGTTATTTCCTGCTGGACTACGGAAATGATGCAGGCGGTAGAAGCAAAAGGGAAAAGTCCCCTTGAACTTGTCTGCGAAATTATGAAATACCCTGTATCGTGGGCGCCCGATATCCCTCTTAATGCCGAAGGCTACATAAGCCCGTACTTCAAGAAGGATTGATTGAAGAAGGGGGTAATCTTTATCGAAAACGATAAGCAAATCACTTTATCGATAGTTAAGTCAAGGTTCGATGAAAAATGTACCGTCAGCACAATGATGCTGTCCGAGTTTTATTCAAAGCTTGCTACACCAGTACGCAGCACTGAAACTCTTGCACAATATCTGTCCGCTCCCAAGAGCAAACGTGACAATCTTAAAGATGTTGGTGGCTTCATCGGTGGCAAGATGTTCAACGGTATCAGAAAAGCCGGCTACGTTGAGTTCAGAGATCTTATCACGCTGGATATGGACTCCATTCCTGCAGGTCAGACGGACACAGCAGTAAATAAATTGCTTTCTTTCGGAATAAGCGTATGCGTATATTCCACCAGAAAGCACCGTCCCGATGCTCCGAGACTGAGAGCTGTATTACCGCTGAACCGTTCAGTTACTGCTGATGAATATGAGCCTGTAGCCCGGAAGGTCGCACAGATAATTGCTCCTGATATGCTGTGGTATGACCGTACTACATTCGATGTCAGCCGCATAATGTATTGGCCTTCCGTTTCATCGGACTCACAGTATGTCTATAAATGGGGCGATGGTGGCTTCATTGACGTTGACGCAATACTGAAAATGTATTGTGACTGGCGTAATTTCTCTGAATGGCCTAAATGCCCGACAGAAGATATCAGTCACGCCCCTGCATCAAAGCAGGAAGATCCTTTGGCGAAAAAGGGCATTGTCGGAGCTTTCTGCCGAGTATATTCAATCAAAGAAGCGATAGACAAGTTTATTCCGGGCGTTTATGTTCCCGCAGGAGAAAACAGATACACCTACTCCAGAGGTTCTACAACAGGCGGTGCGATTGTCTATGATAACAAATATCTATACTCGCACCACGCAACAGACCCTGCCTGCGATACACTCTGCAATGCTTTTGACCTCATAAGGATTCACCTTTACGGTCAGCTTGACGAGTCAGCAAAGGAAGGGACTCCAACTCACAAGCTTCCTTCTTTTGCAAAGATGAAAGAGCTTGCAATCGCCGACGCAACCGTTAATATGCAGATGCGTACCGAAAAAGCCGCTGAGGTCTATGAAGATTTTGCGGAGGTCGGTGCCGTTGCCCAGGATCCCGATTCTTCTGTAAAGCCTACCACTGCTGCCGACAACATAAAAGCAGTCACCGCCTGGATGGCTATGCTTAAGGTTGACGGAAACAACACATATGTAAAGTCATACGAAAACGTTCTTATAGCGTTGGAGAATGACCCTCAGCTCAAAGGGCGCTTCTATATGAACACCTTCACAAAAAGACCAATGGCGATAGCCCCGCTTCCTTGGGGAAACCGCAAGGTGGAAAACACAGCGTTTGAGTGGACGGATGCCGACGATGACGGACTTCTCATCTACATAGAGAAGCTTATCGGCATACGCACAAAGACCTTAGTCACTTCCGCACTGAATGAATGTTGGGCGCAGCACCCTTTTCACCCCGTAAAGGACTATCTGAGCCGTTTAAACTGGGACGGAATACCGAGACTTGAATCTGTCTTCCAGACCTATCTCGGAGCTGAGGATAATGCCTATGTAAGAGCAGTTACAAAAATGATTTTTGTAGCAGCTGTTACACGAATTTACTTTCCCGGTACAAAATTCGATACTGCTGTAGTTTTTGTAGGACCGCAGGGCATAGGTAAAACCGCATTCATCTCCACAATGGCAAAATGCTCCGAGTGGTACACCGATAATATCCAGACGCTTGACCGAAGCGCCATTGAGAATATCCAAGGCACTTGGCTTGTTGAACTTGGAGAGCTTGCCGCTCTCAAGAAAAACGAGATCGAGGAAATCAAATCCTTTATGTCCCGTCAGGCAGACAGAGCACGACTTTCATACGGAAAATATGCGGTAACGCTTCCCCGCACCTGTGTGTTCTTCGGAACAACAAATACCTACAGCTTCCTCAAGGACAGCACAGGTGATCGCCGCTTTTATCCGGTCGATGTAGGAGTAGTGCCTCAGCAGAAAAGCGTAATGTATGACCTTCCGAATGAGGTTGATCAGATATGGGCTGAGGCTCTGTATTATTACAAACTCAAAACCCCAATCATTCTGTCTCCCGAAATGCTCACTTACGCAAAGAATATTCAGGAAGATCACTATGAGCGTTCGGAAAAGCAAGGCTTGATAGAGGATTTTCTCAGCAAGCCTGTGCCTGTTGACTGGGATGAATACTCCCTTGACAGGAGATTGCTTTTCTATGCTGACACCGCTACAAAGCACGACAATCTTGTTCCCCGCACACGAGTTTGTGCTATGGAAATATGGTGCGAATGTCTCGGGGGCAAAAAGGAATTTTTCAAGAGTTCTACAGCCTGGGAAATAAATGCCATACTCCGCAAAATACCGGGGTGGATTTCCGTAAATGTTCCAAGAAAGTTTCCGCTTTACGGTTCACAGAGAGGATTCAGAAGAGATGACAGTACTTGAAAAAGAGATTGAACAGTATCTCTGCAAAGCAGCCAAAAAGCACGGCGGCTTTGCCCTCAAATGGGTATGCCCGTCTTGGACGGGCGTCCCCGACCGCATAATAATTCTTCCAAATGGGCGTATCGGTTTCATCGAAACCAAGGCACCCGGAAAATTACCACGACCTCAGCAACAATTATGGCTTGACCGACTGCGAAGCCTCGGCTTCCTTGCTTTCAAGGCTGACAGCAAGCAGGACATTGACCTATATCTACAAATAATCAAGGAAGGATACAAATGAATTACACACCGCACGAGTATCAGAAATACGCCACAGACAGGATAATCAACACACAAAATATCGCCCTGTGGCTTGATATGGGACTGGGCAAAACCCGCATTACACTATCAGCAATTCTTGACCTGCTTTTCAATCGGTTTATGGTTTCAAAGGTGCTTATCGTTGCCCCCAAAAAGGTATCGGAAAACACGTGGCAGGCTGAGATTGAAAAGTGGGACGATACAAGAGGAGTGCTTAAATACTCGACTGTTCTCGGCACTCAGGCGAAGCGAATCAAAGCTTTGAATGCTCCGGCTTCTATCTACATAATCAATCGTGAAAATATCCCCTGGCTTGTGGACCACTACAAAAACAGTTGGCCCTTTGATATGGTGGTTCTTGATGAGGCTTCATCATTCAAAAATCCGCAGGCAAAGCGTTTCAAAGCTTTGAAATGCGTAAGGTCAAGAATTTCAAGAATAGTGGAGCTTACCGGAACACCCTCTCCGAATGGTCTCATTGACCTTTGGGCGCAGATATTTTTGCTTGACGGCGGTCAGAGATTGGGAAAAGGCATCGGAGTTTTTCGTGAAAGATGGTTCAAGCCCGATAAACGCAACAGGGAGCAGATATTTACATACAAGCCCAAGGACGGCGCAGAGGTAGAAATAAAAAACGTTCTTTCGGATATCTGCATCAGTATGAAATCTGAGGACTATATACAGCTTCCCGAAGTGATAAACGTTGATGTTACTGTCAAGCTTGACAGTGCAGCACGCAAAGCGTATGACACCATAGAACGCACAATGCTGCTGCACATCAATGAAACAACGATTGAAGCTGTAACAGCAGGAGCACTATATAACAAGCTTCTGCAGCTCAGTAACGGTGCCCTATACGACGATTGTCACAATTACATTGAAGTTCACGACTGCAAGCTTGCCGCTCTTGTGGAAACTGTAGAGGCTCTTAACGGCGAACACGCTATTATATACTACAGCTTCCAGCACGATCTTGACAGAATACAAAAAGCTCTCTTTCCACTAGGTCTCAGGGTTGTAAAGTTTGAAAATAAGCAGCAGGAAAACGAATGGAACGAAGGAAAAATTGATATTCTGCTTGCGCACCCCGCATCTGTAGCATACGGCTTGAATCTTCAAAACGGAGGTCATCACTGCATCTGGTACGGTGTGAACAGTTCCCTTGAACTTACACTTCAGGCAAACAAGCGACTGCATCGACAGGGACAGAAACAGCCCGTCATAATCCACAGGCTTCTTATAGAAGACAGTGTTGAGGAAGAAGCTGTCGCAAGCCTTGAAAGCAAAGATAGAACCGAACAAGCCTTGCTCAATTCCGTAAAGGCAAGAATTGAAAAGGTGAAAGGGAAAGGAGCAGTGCATCACAAATGATTGACTCTGAACTCAATAGGCTCATAGCTTCAAAGGGAGGCTCATAAATGGGCTTGGCAAGGAACTGGACTAAGGAAGAAGAAGGCTATCTCTGTGAAGCCTGGGGTACAGCTTCAATGGACACGCTCTGCAAAAGACTTAACCGTTCCGAAAATGCAATTCTCATACGAGTACACAAGTTAGGTCTTGGAGCATTTACTGAAAGCGGCACCTACATAACATTTCTTCAGTTACTGCTTACCGTATTCAACCTTGAAAAAGCTCAATCCTACGCTTGGGTGCGTGAAACTTGGCAGAAAAACGGGTTGAAAATGCGGCAAAAGAAAATCAATCATTCAAGAGTGTGGATTGTAAATATTGAGGACTTCTGGGACTTTGCCGAAAAAAACAGGCACCGAATCGACTTCTCCAAAATGGAAAAGTTTGCTTTGGGAGCAGAGCCTTCTTGGCTTGATGAACAACGTCACTTAGATGCAATATCGCATATAAATAACGCCACTCAATCCAAATGGACCCCCTACGAACTCAATATTTTGAAATTCTATGCTGAATCCGGTAAGCATTCTGTCAATGAGCTTGCGAAGCTGATAGGCAGGTCAGAAGGCTCTGTAGCCCGCAAGTGTATGGACCTTAGTCTTGATGTAAAAATCAGAAAAAACAAATGCAAAGGCTTTTCCGAAAAGGATCTGACGCTCATAGCACAGGAAATCCTTAGAGGTAATCATTATGCTGCCATTGCGGAGCAGTTAGGCAGAAGCGAGAAAAGCATACGAGGTGCGTTATATCAACGCCTCGGTACCGAGTCTCCCGATAAAGTACGCAAGCTTCTTCAATGTGGTGCAAAATTACCGGTAAAGCCCCGCATACCCCCAAAAAAATAAGCTCCGAGAAACACTCAGAGCTTATTTCAGCCAACAAAATTGAATTCACTGAGACCTGCAAAGTCCCAGCAGAAGTATTATGCCAAATGAAATCACAAAGCAAAAGGAGAGTACCTATGACTGATCGAAATATCATTTCCTGCCAGCGCATAGCTGACGGCTATGGCTTTGAGCATCAATTCGGACAAACGACCGAAGAACTCTGTGAACTTCTCGTAGCCCTGCACAAATATAAGCGTTTACCGAGTACCGAAGAGGCAGCGGAAGTTACTGAGGAAATTGCAGACGTTTGCATTATGATTGAACAGATAAAATATCTTCTCAAAATCAAGGACTCTGATATCGATCAGATCACCGACTTCAAGCTTTCCCGTCAGATGCAGAGGCTTTATAACGGTGAAAAATGACAAGGCTATTGTTAAGATGATAATTTAAGGAAGGATTTACACAAATGAAAAAAGCTATCTGCACTCTTATCGCATCACTTATATTTACTCTTGCAACTTGTAGCACTGCATCAGCGGTCACCTGGAAACTGTATATTTCAAAATACGGTATCTGTCGTGTAACAGCGTACAGTGGAAATAATGGTTCAACCTACGGAGCTTCCGGCAACATTCTTATTCCGAATAAGAGCTGTGCAGCTTCACGAGATATTCCCCTCGGTACCGAGCTTTACATAAAAGACTTTGGCATCGTAACTGTTGAAGACCGAATGGCAGAATGGTATGAAGAAGAATATGACGATATGGTCATTGACTTGTATCTTGAGAGTTATTCTGATGCCTGCGACTGGGGAATGCAGGAGATTACGGTCTATATTATAAACGACAAGGAAATAATTGAATGATATAACTTCTTTACAAGGAGCAAACCAAAATGAACACAAAAGCACAGATGTCATTAACCGATGAGATATTTGTGGATAACTTTGCCGGAGGCGGCGGTGCTTCCACAGGAATAGAACTTGCGACAGGTCTTCCGGTCACCATTGCAATCAATCACGACCCTGACGCTATCGCAATGCATCAGGCAAACCACCCTTTCACTGAACATTATCAGGAGAGCGTATGGGCAATAGAACCCTCAGAAATTTGCCGTGGCCGCCCTGTTGGTCTTGCGTGGTTCTCCCCCGACTGTCGACACTTTTCCAGGGCTAAAGGCGGCGCACCGGTAAGCAAGCAGATAAGAGGTCTTGCGTGGATCACGCTACGATGGGCAGCTAAGGTACATCCGAGGGTGATAATGCTGGAGAACGTACCTGAGTTCCAGACGTGGGGCCCCGTAAAGCGAGGCAAGCCTATTAAAAGCAAGCAGGGGCAAACGTTTCGTAAGTTCATATCTCAGCTTACTGACTTAGGTTATGCGGTTGAATACAAAGAACTGAAAGCCTGCGACTATGGAGCACCCACAATACGAAACAGATTCTTCCTTGTAGCCAGATGTGACGGAAAGCCTATAGTATTTCCTGAGCCTACATACGGTCTCGGCAAAAAGCCGTATCGCTCTGCGGCTGAGTGCATAGACTGGTCAATACCCTGCAGGTCAATATTTCATCGGGATAAGCCGCTTGCCAAAAATACTATGCGCCGAATTGCAAGAGGGCTTGATAAATTTACAATAAAGAGTGCAGCACCGTACATAATGGTAAACAATGACAACAACAGATGTAAAGGACTCGAAGAACCGCTTCCGACTGTTACAACAGGCAACCGCAACTTTCTTGTAACACCGCACATCAGCAAGTTTTATGGAAATATAATCGGAAGCCCTGCAGATGCTCCGCTCCCCACTGTCACCGCTGTTGACCACAATGCACTCACCGCGGGATATCTCATTCAGTACCATTCCGAAACAGCAAAATCCGAGGTAAGAGGTCAGGCACTTTCGGAGCCGATAATGACAATTGACGGCTCTCCCCGCTACGGCCTTACAACAGCACATCTTATCAGTTATTATTCCGGTAACGAACACGCTGCCGACGTAAAAGCCCCGCTTCACACTATCACAACCAAGGACCGCCACGGACTTGTGGAAACAAGGATAGAAAGAATAGAGGGGTGCACTGATTTAGGCTGCTGGCCGGAAATAAGAGCTATGCTTAATGAATTCTGCGGATACAGTATCAAAGAGAATGAAATACTTCTTCTCAGAATATCAGGAGTAGATTATTTCATAGTTGATATCAGTCTAAGAATGCTTGCTCCCAGGGAATTATATAACGCACAGGGTTTTCCGACCGATTACATCATTGACAAGGACTGCACCGGCAAAAGTTATAATCGCACAAAACAAGTCGCCCGCTGCGGAAATGCCGTTCCCCCGCCGTTTGCCGAGGCACTTGTCCGAGCCAATCTCCCCGAATACTGCTCTAAAGATAAGATACTTACTATGGCACAGCTTATGGAAAGGCAGGCGGTATAAATGTATAACGATAGGAGACTATTCAATAAGCGCTGGATCAAACAAAAAATCTGATAAGTGCACTACCCGATAAAATTTGAATAGGGGGCTGACTATGGATAAAGGAAAATCAATTTTGCTGCTTGTCGCCGATGACGATTACCAACTTCCGCTCTGCACCGGTGAGAGCATACGAGATCTTGCAAGAGAAACAGGGCTTAGTTATAAAACTATTCATCGTGCCTTACATACTCATCGGGCTATTCGGTTACCCAAAGGACGCTTCACATCGAGTAGGGGGCTAGTGATCCGAGTTGAACTTGATGAGGAATAAGAAACCTCCAAAGGAGACCATCTATGAAATCACACAAAAGAATCACGGAACAGCAAGACGAAATCAATAAAATAATAGATTGGTAAATGAATAGAATTCAACACGTTTATCCCCATCGATTTCGAGGAGGGAAGAAATGATGAAAGACGAAAACCAATGCGTTATGCTGGTTACAGACGATAAATATCAGTCCATATTATCATAGTTGACTAATTGCATGAACTTGCAGACATTCTCGGCTGCAGCTACACCACTGTATGCAGATGCGCTAGAAAGCAAAAAACGCTCCGTCTGCCAAAGCACTGATTTGAAGGTTTGAAACTTTGAAAATTTTATATTAAAAACAGCAAAGCCCCTCTGAACGCACTGTACTTGTTCTGAGGGGCTTTGCTATTAATGGAGGTGAATTATACAGCCGTAATTTCCTGTGGTGTATATGTTTATATTATTGGCATTTTTTTAATGGTCATACCCATATCATCATAAATACCTACCCACGAAACAAAGTGAAGAGCAAGCTATACATATGTATGCTCAGATGGAATCAACATCTACATCATTTTGCTATAGCTATTATATAGTCTCACCAAGCCGACTTGGAGCGCATAAACGGACACACATCTGTGTCCTGAGCAGACACAGATAAACCAGTGTAGTTGAGATGCTTGAATTTAATCGGATATCCCGGGACAACATAAAATACTTTTCGAGCCCCTGCAGAAATACATCTGGCGTTATACCCCGAGCCTGACAGTATGCCGTCAGCGCTAAGGTCAAAGCCAATCACTGTATCCGTCTCGGGATCTATGATCGCCGCACGTTCAACGTCCTCATATGTGAGCGCCAGACCGAAAAATGAGTCATCAGCCTCGGAGTTTACCCATATGTATGGATATGGTCTGTCGAGCACTACTTTGATAACGGCATCTGCGTCATCGTCGCTGGGGCATGATACAGTAAACCAGCACGCAGCGGGCGAAACGATTTTTTCAATGACTTTGATATCAGCCATCACTTGCCCTCCTTATCTATCTGCATATCAGCAGCCTCTTCCGTTTTGGATTTAATGTTTTTCGCCAGTTTCAAAAGGAATGGCGGCAGAGGTGCACCGATGTCCTTGACGTTCTCCAGAATGGAAATGATCTCGTTGGCGATGAGCCAAACAGCCGCCACCGATGCAACAAGAAAATGAAACGGTATCGTTACCCCTATATTCGCAGCGGCAAAAGATAACAGCCAGTCTAGTATAGCGCCTACCGCAACCAACAGCCACATACATATTTTCTTAGCGATACCACGAATTGATTTGTATGAGCATACAGTCTCCTGACGATACTTTGCGGCACACAGGCCCGTGCCATAGTCAATGATGTTGCACAGTATCAGCACTATCATCGGCACGTAAAGCAGCCCGAGCCAGCTTGACAGCGCTGCACCAATGGCTATAAACCATCTTTTAATATTATCCATGATGATCTCCTTTCTTATTCCAAGCCCTTGTCCGATATCCAGCCGCCTAATGCAGGCACATATGACCAGCCTGTGGCGACGTTAAGCACCTGTCCGCCCTTGACCCGGGTTATTACAGCGGCATCGGCAGAGGGAAGCTTTCTGACATTCCAGGTGCCTTTCTTAACAGTTACCTTCTTGCCAATACCAATAGCAGATGATGTGCCGGGCTTTGTGGCGGTTGCACCGTCAATGGTGATCGTGGGAGCTTTGTCCAGATATGTAATGTAAGGGCACTTACCCCACCATTTCCAAGGTCTGAGTGCGAGTTTTGTTTTGACTACACCAAACTCATGTCCACGAGCTTCGATGACCTCACCATTGCCGATGTACACACCTACATGACCAGACATAAAGACCAGTACACCGGGTGTGTCAGGCATGGTTGAGATGGCACCTCTCTCAGAACAAGCCGACCGCATCATATTTGCAGATACGTCTTGAGCGCTGTTGTACTTAGGTGTGGACGTAGGTGTATCTGACCAGAGATATCCCTTAATCAGGCCCACGCAGTCATGCACACGCTTGCCATACTGTGACGGAAAATTGTCATAAGCTGTGCCCTCCCACTTGTAATACACAGGCCACTGCTTCTTTTTGGCAGTGTACAGCGCTTCGTTCGCCGTCTGTCCGAATGTACCGTACCAATACGGCTTGCCAAGCTGTGCCTTGACATATTCGACCAGACCATAATTTGTTTTTGCAGCCATTTTATGTTTCTCCTTTCGTTATACTTTCAGAGCGAAGTTCTGCTGATACATTATGTAAGTATCATCATTAAGTGTAAATATCTGACCGGTTCCAGGCAAACCCATTCCACCGTCAAGATACATTACATGATTTGCTATGATGCCGGCACCGTAACACGTAAACTGCTTTACACAGTACGCCGATGACTTATTCTGACAATCTCGGCCGCTACCAGAACTGAAATAGTCATATCTCGCAGCATTAGTTATGAACCAGTCAAACGTAGTACCAGTGCTACCGAACAAGACACCACATTCTGTTCCGTCGTAGTATGTGCCTTTAGTTATTGTAGTGATTACCGAACGTTCTCCGACACCAACCGATATCATATCAGTGTCACTAACAACACATATATAAGGATCGTTTAGCAATGCTATCGAAGATGTTGACCATGCGGGAGATTGATTTCCAGTACTATACCCAATAGCAAGGTTCGTACCAGATACCTCAATTGACACCTGTTTCCCGCTGATATTCTCAAACGTAGGGTTTAATACACATCCTTTGTCGGTATATGTGATCGTAGCAACTGTAGTAAGCAAATCTTCGATTGAATGAAGCCATTCGAGAATTTTTGTGGCATAATTCGCCTCGGTTCGGTCAGCTTGAGCCATACCTAAAGTCGGCCTGTAGCGATGAAGTGTACCCATTTTGAATTATCACTCCTTTTGTTATAATTTCCATGCTACACGATCATAGATCTGGGTGTATGTTTCCCCGTTAATCGTGTAGATGTTACGATATTCGGGGAGATTTCCGCCGCCGTCAAGAGCGTATAGATGATTATTTATCAATCCAAGTTTGCCCATGGTATATGGCTTGACGCAAAAATTTTGGTAATTGACGTTGGTTGCGGTGTCATTCGTATTCAGTCCACCATCGGTTCGTATTTTTACGGGATCAACGCCATTTGTTCTTGATATGTATATGTTGTCGGAATAGGTCGTGTACGTGGACTGATTTCCCACAAGCACATCTTGCTCATTACCATCAAAGTCGGTAACATGACAGCACCCCATATACATCGGTGCTTTAGTACATCCAAACGCACACATGTCGTCGGCAGACCATACGTAAAGTAATGGATCGCTGGATAAGAGCATATCAGCCGTTATACCAGTGGCATCGGTAACATTGGTCAGATGCCAATAACGCAAATATAAGCTGCTGTCTGATGACCGACAATAGATAGATTGGCTATGCTGATTGATGAGAGGGTCTATAGGTTTAAGCGTGACACCATTCGTCGTCTCGGTTATCGTGTAAAACGGTGTGATGATATCCTCCAGCGAATGTATCCACGCCTTAATGACAGCTGCGTATCCTTCTTGGGTTCTGTCCGCAGCGCTCATGCCTTTTGTGGGGTAGTATTTTTTAAGCTCTCCCATTACCCGACCACCTCCGTGTCAGCTTCTTCAATCAGCTCTCCTACCGCATAAATCGGGAGAAGTATGCCCTCGAATACGATTCCGCCCGTGGCCAGCCCAGAAGTGGCGGAAGATGTCTTCTGGGCCGACTTAAAAGGGCTGGCTCCGTCGTCCGTTAAGATAATACCGAACGTGGAAGGTCCTTTCAAGTAAAACTTGTTTTGACCATTGCAAATAGGAATGCGGATAGCATCACCCGCCGCAATAGTCAGGTAGTTGCTGTCCGTCTCAGGGTCAACGTCGCCGTCAAGCATGACCTGAGCGTCCTTGCCCAAATTCTTGACCCACGCAAAACGAGGCAGCCTCTTAGGCAGTGCTGTGCCTGTGGTTTCGATGTCGTACTCAGCCGGGATAATTACCGGAGTAGCGACGTTCAGGACGTTAATAGTGTTTATCACGTCCTTGAGGGTGATGTCGATGGTGATATCACCGATGTTTGTTTCTGACATAATTATTCACTCCTTTAATTTTCGGATTCTGTTTCAGTGCAATACGTATTATAGAACACTTCTGCGACATCTTGATTGATAGTCATCAATTCGTCATCCGTTAAATCAGTGTTTGTAAATACCATGTTTTCACTACTGAATGGAAACACCAAAACATATGGTGAACTGGTATAATATTTTGTCTGAGAACTTATTATCTCTCCTGATGGTGAAAATCGTTCTGTAATTTGCTGATACGGCTGGACTATGCTTACACGTCCGCCATCTCTGCACAAGTCCACGGTGGAAAATGTCGTAATTGATGTGCTTGTAATTTGGCTGGTAATAGTCTGGGCTTTATATTCCGTTTGAGAATTTTTATAGAAACTTTCCGTTGAAGTATCTCGTCCGTGATATGCACCTATAATCGGAACCCCGTTTTTACACAGCAGTCGATAATATTCGGCATATACTTTGTGATATATGCCTGTTTGAACAGCACCATCATCAGGTACAGTAAAAGGCGGATAAACAGGTTGCCCTCCCCACAAGGTGGATATGCTGCGCTTTCGCACAGAAAACTCATATTCTCCGAATGTGATTGATGCAACAGACGGAAAGCTTGCCACCGTTTGTGCAGACAGTCCATCACTCCCGCCCTGCTGCGGCACATCAACGGTCACAGGTTCAAAGCCAATATATCCCTCAGCCTTTTCCTCCTCGGAAACATTGTATGTGCCGTTTTCCGTAATGCTCAGCGGCTTGACCTTGCCGCCTCCCGAGCTTCCGCCCCCACCTGCCAACGCCTGCGTGATAAGTCCTCCGCCTAAAATCATCCGCCCGCCTCCTTGTAAGTCCTCATCCAGTGGGCATTTTTGCGTTCACTACCGTCAATAACATAACTAACTGTAATACTGTACGGCGCATATTTATATATAGCAACACCAGATGTTTCAGTCTCTGCGTTCTTATAAGACAAAAGTGGATAAGTACAGAAAATATCACCCCCTATCTGAAAAAGTCCATCACCCAAATCTAAAAAAGGTATCGCAATCCAATCGTCAAATGCCATTTTTATCACCCACCTTCATTAACAACAGCCGAGCTGTTTGAATAAAATACAACTGTTCCGTCGGACATAGTGATCTTACCCGCAGTACCTTCACACACAAATCCGTCCTTTGTGGTAATGGAAACACCGTGATACTTGCGTCCTGCGGCTATCTGTGCATTGACCTGTCTCGTCAGGGCACCGTCATAGTCCCACACGGTCTCAACGTTCACTGAGGCACTGAAGGTTGCATATATGCCTGTTGTGGAAAGTATCGTTGTCGCCTCTCCTGCTATGAATGTATCTTCACTGTCGGTAAACTGTACCTGTGTACAAAGCGGAACATAGTCAGATACAATGGAGTGGTCGATAGTAAATGCGGTAAAAATCTTGCCCTTGATTGCTTCATAAAGGTCCGACGCACGCTGCTCTGTGGAGTATTTTGATGTGATAAGAATAGACTGCAGGGAGTCACCCACGCGGCCCTGCGAATATACATCCGCCGAATCGGTAGAAGTACTGTTGTTGGTAAGCTGAACGCCCGCAATAGGTCCGATATCTGCACCTACACGCACGTCCGTATGCTTATCGGGAGCAAGCATCAATGTACTTGCGTATGAGCCGAATTTGATAAAATTTAGGTCCTCATCTATCGTGCAAATAAATATACCGCATTCAATAGCCGATATGCTGTCAAGAATATTTCTGCAGGTCGAGGTAAGATCTGCGATAGGCATACAATCAAGGAGAGAGCCTGTACTACTGCTTTTGAAGCCGCACTGACGTGCAATCTCGGAAACTATGGAAGCCGTCGCAACGGTCTTATCCGATGTTACAATATCTGTAAGCGCCGTATAATCGAAAGGTGCATCAAGGAACAGGGTGCGGTCTGTAGCGGTCACAGTGTAGGTATTATTTTCAAATGACCGCCCCGATACATAGAACTTAGGGGCGTTCACACCTTTGACTGTGCAGACTCCGCAAGCGTCAATATAAGGACGGAATCCCACCTTTGCCGTGTTTATTTTAAAGGTGAGCTGTGCGGCGCAAACGCCAGAAGTAGGTGCTCCGCCCGCATTTACGGAAATACGGATATCATCTGACAAATAGCCGTTTGCCAGAGAATACTCAGCAGCTAAATGCGTTACCGAGAAATCGCATACGGTATCCGCTCCCTCTGAGGAAATATCAGTTGGAGAGATAGTCAGCCCCACAGTCCAGAGGTCAAGCTCCCCTGCCTGAATAATACTTACTGCACTGAAATCATCAAGTGTGCAGGCAACACTGTTTCCTGCAATATCGGCTATTACCTGTGGCAGGCTGCTTTTCACTTTAAGAAGATTTTTCACCCTTACTGGAACATTACCGAGAGAAAGGCTGATTTTCTTGCGTGAACCTTTGCATTTCTTGTGTTCAGTACCGTCCGATGCAATAAAGCTGTTGGCAGTGTCATAGACCTTTTCTATCGTTTCGGAGTAGCTTTGCACATACTCAGATACAGCGATTTTATCAATAGTTATCTGCATTCAGGCACCTCCTATATCGAGTTACGGGTCTTAACGCTAAGACTCATATCCCATAAGCTAAAATCTGACTGTTCCGTAGTCAGCGTACTTGAACAGCTTTCAATAGCTACAGTAACCGCATCATCATCAACCGCAAATTCCACCGAGCTTGAAAGTGCATACTGTTCTATCTCAGCCTTTTCCGCATCAGTAAGGCAGCCCAAGGATAATGATGATACAGAATAGGCACCCTTGCGGATCTCTGTGTTATCCTCAGCAGCTACCGCTTCAAGGCTTTCAGAAATGCCGCCGTATTTTATCTTTGAAGTAATATCAAAAGTGCCTATCTTTATCATCACATACACCTCGCTTAATAGTTAAATACTTTTTTGCCTGTCTGAATTGCTATGTTGCTGAACTTCTGCTGAATAATTGCGGTAATGCTGTTCATATCCGCCTGCAGCCTTCCTGAAATGGTCAGGTCAAGAGCGATTGGAAGACTGTTATTTGACACTGAAAGCTTGTTCATAAGCTCTATTACCGAATCGAGCTTTGTGCTTACCCGTTCAAGAGAAGCCGCTTCCGAAGATGCGCTTACTGCCTTGGATACTTCTATTGTCGGTATGGACAGCTTTGATATGTCGGGAAGCTGCGGCACCTTTTCCGCCACAACAGCCGCTATGTTGCTGAGAGCATTATCGGCAAGAGCATTCATATCATTTATGACCGCACTCATATTGCCTGTGAAAGCTTGCTCAAGCGCAGAACGGATATCAGGATCCTTTTCCGCAAGCTTGGCAATGAAGCTGTCCGCAAAGGTATCGACCGCATCAGACATATTCTCAGCATTGAAACCATTGACAAAGCCCTTTGCCGTATATTCACCGAGGGACTCTGTTTCCTTTGAGGGAGAATGGATATCAAGATCTGATTTAATCTGGTCAAGGATATTTGAAGTAAAGGTGCTTACTGCAGTGGATATGTCCTCATTGCTGCCCATCAGACCCTTTATGAAGCCTTGTGCAGTCTGAACACCAGTGTTCTCGGCGGCATTCGGGAGCTGACTAAGAAGAGTATTTACCTTTTCAACAAAGCCGTTGTTCAGTTCTTCTATCTGCGGGTCATATTTAGCCGACGCCATTTCTTCAGCTTTTTTCTTGTACTTGTCAAAGCTGGTGCAATAGTTCTGAAGCTTTTTATCCGACATATTGTTCAGAGTGTCAATGGTGTTCTTTGCTGTTTCAACATCAAGTGTATCTATCCAGTCAAGAACATTCTGTGAAGCACCCTTTTTCTCCAGCTTATCAAGCGCCTTATCGTAAGCCTTTAACTTATTATAAGCCTCTTTAGGGTCAGACAGACTGAACGCATCAGCCGTCTTACCGTCAACAGTCTGAGTAGATTTGGAGGTGAATTCGCTGGTGTCAAAGAGCTTATTGAAATAGGTGTCCTTGTCACTCAGAAGCTTTTTTATATTCGTCTGATATTCGGAGGATATCTTCTTTATCTGGTCCTCAATATCGGATACGTCCTCTTTCAGGCTTTCCTTTATTGCCTTGGAGGTCTCATCGGCAAGAGCCTTACGCCCCTTTATGATCTCCTCGTTATATTTCTTGTAGAGGTCGCTCTCCTTGTCAAGCCCTGCAATGAGTATCTCCATCTCATTGTAGAGCATTTCTTTGGTATAGCTGTCCTCAGTCTCTTCTTTGAGCTTCAGAGCATCAATTTTATTTTCAAGGTCCTCTTTTTCCTTTGCCTTCCGCTCCTTAAGCTGCTTGTCAGCATTTTTCTTATCTGCATCTACAACTTTATCGTAGTGATCCTGAACCTTATCATAATACTTGTGCCACTCGGCATCTTCCTTGTACTGGCTGTCTTCAAGAAGCTGTCGACGTTGTTCCCAATAATCGTTCTCGCTTATGTTCTTTATTGCAAGCTGATTATCAAGATCCTCAAGATCTGCAACAAGGTCCTCCCAGGACTGCTTAACGCCCATAGCGGAAAGCTCGGCATTTTTGCGGTTTTCATCTGCAATTTTTTTTGCATCTTGCTGAAAGCCATACGCTATAGCTTCGTTTTTATCCATTACCTTGTCAGAGCTTGCATTTGTGGCTATTTCCTCATACTCTGTGATAGTCTTTTCGTATGAAGCAACGATATCATTAAGGGACTGCTCCTGACTCTTCAGGTCTCTGACCTGCTTTTCAAGATCAAAAGTGTCAAAATAGCGTGCAGTGTCTATCTCCTCAAGGTCTTTAAATCCCCAGTTCTCAACTTTAAAATTTACAGGATCATTCAGATAAGCTTGATATGCCTCTACGGCTTTTTCGCCTTTTGCATTTGCGTCATCAAGTTCTTTCTGAAACTGCTCCTTTTGTGCAATCACGTCTGCCTGCTGCTGCTTAACCTGATCAATATTATAAACAGCATCAACGTAGTCGTCCTGCAAATAGTCAAGCTTTGCCTGGTTTCTGCGGCTCTCTATAAGGTCGTCCATAGAGGCTTTGAGATCCTTATAGCCTGTTATCTGGCCATTTACGACCTCAATATTCTCTCCAGATATAGCGTTCAGACGGGATATCGCACTTTCAAGTCCTTCAGAAGAACCCTTTGCCCGTCCTTCCTCATCAACGAGGAGCTGAATCTCATTCCACAATGACTGCATCGTATCGGCATTGTGGTCGATCGTTTTTATATTCTTTTCTGTTTCCTTGGCATTTTCCTTATACGCTTCTGCCTGCTCCTTGAGTGCAGTCGTTTCCTCGGAAAAGGCGGCTTTCGCTTCCCTACTTGCTTTGAGCTCATCATTCTTTGCCTTGACATAGGACACAATGCCAACGACCAAAGCAGCGATAGCTGTAGCCAAAAGCACGTAAGGATTAACGGCAGCAGCTGCATTCATCTCAACCTGACTTACTGTAGCCGCAGCGGCGGCAGCCTGATAATTTATGAGAGCCTTTACCATTGCAGCTATATGTGAAGCAAATGAGCCTATCTTCCAGGCCGCCCAAGCACCTCCAATGGCAAGTATAGTTGATTGTACTCCCGCACCGTGGTCTGCTATCCACTCAAGCCACTTTATAAGAGTGGGAATAGCGTCATCGGCAGCCACATTTGCAGCCTTTGTAAGCAAAATCTTGAGAGCTTCTGCGACTTTTTTAAGACTTTCGCTCATTTCTTCATCAGAAAGATTATCGTTGAGCCGTCTGAACGAGGAGATAGCTTCCTTCGCCGCAGAACGGAAAGGATCTTCCAGAGAATCAAATATAGTTATGCCTACGCCTTCCAAGGTACTCTGCAAAGTGGTCATGTCTCCCGAAAGGTTGTCCTGCATAGTCAGTGCTGTGCTTTCAAGTGCGCCCTTGGCATTATTCAGCTTTTCACTGAGGTTGTCATACTCTCCCGAAATACCCGAAATAAGAGCCTGAAGAGTATCCATTTGAGTCTTGCCGCCGATACGGGCTTCAAACAATGCCTTCTCCTCGTCTGTGCAGGTCGAAAGCGCACCGTTGAGAGTTTTAAGAGTGTTGGCAAGACCTATAAAGTTGCCGTTCTCGTCCCATGCAGATACACCGAGGGCAGACATAGCATTTGCTGCGCTCTTATTTGCACCCACAAGGTTTACAAGGATAGAGTTGAGCGCATTTCCTGCCTCGGCTCCCTTGATACCACGATTTGCAAGCGTACCCAGTACGGAAGCTGACTCTTCAATTGATACATTCAGATTTTTAAGAGTACCGCCGCAGCCGACATATGCAGATAAAAGCTGTTGAAGAGAAGTATTTGACGATGATTGTGCTTTCGTACATACATCAAGGTAATGATTCAGATCACCAACAGCAATTCCCATTGCCGACATAGAGTCGGTGACCAGATCCGAACAGGTTGCCAAATCCATAGAACCGGCTTCCGAAGCTCTCAGAATGGGCATAAGTCCGTCAAGCATCTGAGACGTATCCCAGCCTGCAAGAGCCATATAGCCCAATGCGTCCGCTGCCTGTGAAGCGGTCTTTGAGGTATTGGCACCTGCATCAGCGGCAGCCTTTTCAAGTGCTTCAAATTCTTCTGTAGTTGCTCCGGAAAGTGCCTCAACATTGGACATAGACTTAGTAAATTCCATACCGACCTTTGTTGCGGCTGTTGTACCTGCGGCAACGGCGGAGCTTACAGCAGTAACGCCTGTAGCAACTGCTGTAGCCATTCCCTTTATATCATCTTTGACTTTTCCTGCTGAGCTTTTGAGTTCATCAAGAGCCTTGGCGTATTCTTTTGAGGACTGCTTTGCCTTTTTATCAGCTTCCTTAGCCTGCTCTACTGCCTTCCTGCGTTCTTCTTCCTCTCTTGCGGCTTTGGCAGCGGCAAGTGCCTGTTCATCGACTGCTTTAGCCGCTCCGTCAGCGGCAGAATCTGCCCCCTGAAGATTTGCGTTAAGCTGTTCCTGCTGCTTGTTAAGGTTCTGAAGGTTAATTCTGAGGCGTTCAGTATCGGTTATGTACTTTAGATAAACGTCCTCACTTACCAAACCCTCTTCGCCCTTTAATTTATCCTGTTCTGCTTTTAAGGCACGGATTTGATTTATTACATCTCCAACTGCCTTATGTGTTTCATTAAGTGTTTCTTTTGGTATAAGACCTGCTTCAAAGGCTTTCTGGGCTTCCTTGCTTTTTTCGGTAAGCTCAGACTGTTTACGTCGAAGTGCTTCTATAGCTTCCTTATTTGCCTCAATAGCCTCTTTATTTTTCTGCCAATTGGCATATCCCGCCGATATTTTATCCTGTGCGGACTCCATAGCTTGGAGCTGTTTTGACGTATTCTCAATAGACTTTGCCAAAAGCTCCTGCTTTTGGGTAAGAAGTGTGGTATTTGAGGGATCAAGCTCAAGCAGACGGTCAATTTCTTTAAGGCTTTTCTGAAGCTTCTTTGATTCATTTTCTATACCACGCAGAGAGGATTGAAGCTTGCTGTCATCGGCTTCAAATTTTATTTTTACACCTTTTGTTTCTGCCATTTTACTTTCTCCTCCTATACTTCAGCCTTACTCCGCCAGATACGATATCAACGCACATATTGTAAAATTTTTCTCTTGCATCATCTGCATTCTTATAAATATGGGGTTTAGCAGAAACCCGCTTGCCCTTTGCCGCCCCCCTTGTGATAAGATGACCGTGTTCAAGTAGCATCTCAAGGTTCGGACGTGTCTTGTTATACACAACATATCCGTTTTTGGTCTTGCGCATCACCCAGCCTTTTCTGTAGTCTCCGCTGTCAGAGGGTGAATCAGTCCTGATGTTTTCAACACAATCCGATGCGCACTCCTTAGCAGCTTCAAGACAGCTTTCCGATAAACTGTCCAATCCCACACTGCTTGAGCAGGCTTCAACTATATCATTCGCAAGATCATCAATATCCTTTATGCCCACCTGTCACACCCCATTTAAAACGCATCAAAATCAGCCTGTGTCGCCTTGCGCTTTGTTCCCGAAGGAGACTTGCCGCCGTTCTTGATCTTTATATATTCCGTTATACTGTTAAGCAAAAAGCCTATCGACATATTGCTTATATCATTCATACTCATTCCGCAGGCCAGACAGCAAGCGGTAAGGTTTTCAGCAGTGAGCTTTCCCGAACCGCTCCCGCCATCGGCTATCGCCTGGTCAAATGCTTTCCCCAAAAGCTCCATAGCCTGCGGAAGAAGCTCCACAAGAGGAAAGCTCTCAAAGCTGTCCATCCACACATCGGGATCGGGTATGGTCTCAGGCGAAGCCGCCTTTGCCATACTCCATATGAGCCGATATCCGACCTCAAGCGTAATAGCCGCCCTCTGTACTTCATCAGCGGATATGTTCAGATTAACCGCCTTTATTCGCAGGAAATCATCGTAATATTCAACCCCGAACTGCTGCTTGTACTCAATAAGCACCCTGCCTGTTGCGGCAAGATTGAAGGACGTATCTTTTACCTTTATGGTTTTTATCATTTACATCACCGCCGCAAACCAGTTTTTATATGAGGCTGCTGAAATGTTTGAGGATATACGCTTGAATTCCTTGGTAGCCGGATGCTTTCGTATGGATACAGAAAGTGAAACAGGGTCTATCTTTACGGAATTGCTTGTAGTCTCCGCAGAAAAGGCCGGGCGGGAGAATGTGCTGTAAAAATACTTGTGCCTTGCAACAGTGCCTGATGTTTCAAAAATCAAAGCGCATTTTGGAAGTACAAATGAGGGAACAATCTCAATGAGTGTTCCGTCTTCTGCCGCCGTATAACCGAGGATATCCTTCATAAAATCCTCTGTCAGCCCCGCAAATTCTATTGTGCCGTTATACCCGTCAAAGATTGTGTAGGGTGTTTTCTCCTCTCCGTCCAGCCCCGTGAACTTTATTTCTCTGATAACAGGGTCAAGATTTATTCTGACCGCGCCAGGAATATTTTTCGGTGTGCCGTATCCGTTATCGGATAAAACCGCATAATACAACTTACTCAGCCCATAAGAAATGCGCATTTTCTCACCTTCTTAATAACTCGGCACATCAGCATCACGCTAATGTGCCGATGTAATCACACTTTTTATACGCCGACCATAATTAGGCAGCTTCTTCAGTAGGCTCCTGAACTTCGGTAAACCACTTGCCGTAGCGTTCCTTGTTCTGAGACTCAAGCAGAGAGGACTTAATATTGTGGTCGTTTTCTCTCGCCATACAAGTAAGAGTAAGGGTATTTGTATTGGGAGTAGTAGACTCTTCCTTTGTGGAAGAAGCAATAGTAGGACGCTGTGCGGAACATCTGTAGAATACAAATCTCTTTCCGGAAACATCTCCCTCAAACTGGAACATCAGAGCAAACTCCCTGCCCTGTGCGTCCGAGTTCTCGACCAGCATTCCGTCAATGGTTTTATCACCGAGAATATCGGTGCGGAACGAATCGGGAATAGTTGCGATCTCAAGGTCGCCTTCATAGCCAGCATTGGTCTTTACGTTAAAGTAAACGATATTGTCTGCATAAAAGGGGTTGGCATCACCTGAAGGGTCAAATGATACCGATACGCCGCCAGGGATAGGTACAGGTGTTTCATATGTATATTTCTTCAGAGCTGTGTCATAGCTCAGAGGGGCATAATGTACGTTACACAGGCCGTACTCGATCTTGTTTTCGTTTTTAGGCATTCATAGCTCTCCTTTCATTCAATAAGTGTAAATTTAAAGTACGCAATATGGATATCCTCTTCCTGAATATCCGTGTGGTCGGTATTGTAGAAAATACCTTCCTTGAGCAGCAGTGACTTCAATCTGTATTCAAGGTCAAAATCCCTGCAGCCGTCAGTATAAAGCTCAACGACAACGGAAATATTCTCGGCAAGCACCGTATTGTCAGCGCCTGTGTTATCGCTCCTGCCTTCGTAATAAGCAATATACGGAGGGTCGGGAATATTCTCCTTCGGTCCGCTGAACTCTCTGTATGTGACCGGAATACCAAGCCTGCAAAGAAGTTTGTATATATCAGCAAGCTTTGTCATACCGAAACACCCCTTATCTGCACTTCAAAATGCCTCATATCCACATCTGCATACTGCTTGATTTTGTACTGGATACCGTTATAAAGCAAACGATAGTCAATACGGTTAAAGTCTTCGGGTAAATTGCATGCGTGGATGCGAAACAGGACAGTATCTTCTTCATTCGCCCTTGCGGCTTCAAAATAGAGCCTGCCTGTCGCATACGATACCTTGGCAAGCGCAGAAGCAGAAGTTTGCTCCCATGTATCGTGTTCCTGCCCACGCTCATCACGAGTAACGCTGCGTTTCATAAAATATACGACCTGATTACGAACCATTCGACTGCCTCCTTTTTTCCACAGCTTCCTGTGTCCAGCGAAGCTTGAAAGTGTCAGCGGCTATGCTCGATTTAAGATGATCCGTATTTTTTGCATCATCTCGGTTGTTGTAGTACTTAAAAAACACCTTGCTGCAGACCACATCAAGCGCAATATAGAAATTATCCGTCTCGCTTTCGAGCCAGTTTACGCCAGTTGTGTTTTCAAGGTCTTTATAAGCGGCCTTTATTCGTGATGATATCAGTGCTTGTTCATCAGCAGATATATAGTGATTTTCTTCTCTGCGGGCAATGCCCAGGAAGTACGTCACCTGATTAAACACCTCTTCAGGAACCCCCTCTACAGGATAATCACTCACGATATCACCCCTATATCAATTTGCAGAAAATGCTTCTATAAGTTCTGCTTTTGTCATTGTGCTGTAGCCTGAGATACCCGTGCTTTTTGCAAGGCTCTTAAGCTCAGCTACCGTCATTGCGGAATAATCAGTATCCGAAGCTCCCAAACTGCCAGCGACTTTATCTAAGGACTGATTGCTGGCAGTTTCGGTCTCTGCACTGTCTGCAGCGGCTTCATCGGACTGCGACGGCAATGGCGATTTTTGCGCCGTATCGTCGTCTTCGGCCGTATTAGTCTCCCGATACCTCAGCGATACGGAATGCAGCGGACATCTTGATTTGGATATCAATCCAGGCGGTAAGAACAAATAACTTCATACCAGTCATCACGTCCTTGTCAGTATCGTAAATGACATCAGGCGCATAGTTGATGTGCAGGTAGAAATAGTCTCCGACAACAGGCTTGGTAGCCTTATCGCAGAAGATTACAGGAACGCCGAGGATTTCCTCAGGAGGACGACCGTAGAGTGTAGAGCTGCCATTTGCAAGAGCTGTGATCATAGCATAGTAATCTGCCTTACGCATACATACAGCCGCATTCTCAGCATACTCATCCTCAAGGTCCGCAATGGCATTTGTAAGTGCCGCATACATAGAGCTTGCCTTGATAGTCTTGATACCAACTGTAGCATCATAGAAGCTCATATGCTCCTCGCCGCTCTTGGGAGATGCCGCAAAGATAGACTTTTTTTCCTTTGCCGCAAGACCTGATGCGAGCGCACGGTTGACGTAAGCTGTAAGGTCTGCATCGGAGCCGTTGAGGATTGTTTCGGATATTGAACAGAACACCTTGAACTTAAATCTGCCGAAGGTTACGGAAGAACCCTTAGCTTCAAGCTCCTTTGCAGTTTCGCCGTCGGCGATAAAGTCATCATCTGAAAGGGTAAATTCGAGCTTGGGAAGCTCAAGATTTTCGATCTTTGTAATACCGCAATGTTCACGAAGAGGATTCTTTACTGTGGGAGCGATGATCACCTGGTCGGATACCATCTTGGGGAGGAAGTTGGAACCACCGGTAGTGCCAGAATCGTCCTTGAGAGCGGCCTTGATATCTGCAGTGATAGGCTGCTTTGCCATAGTATTTCTGATAAGACTTGCATATCCCTGAGTGAAACGTGCCTCATCGGACATCTCAAGCTTGCCCACAGAGTGCTTAGCCTTATCAAAAGCCTCTGCCTCTCTGTCGAACTCCTCGATTTCTGCATTCGCACGAGCAAGCCTGTCTGTAAGGTCAGTAACGATCTTCTGCTGTTCCTCTCTTTGCTCCTTGGTGGATCTACTGTCACTGAGAAGCGCTGTAAGCTTGTCCTTTGCGGCTTCGAGAGAGTCTGCGAAACCGTCGCGCATAGCAGTGAGCTGCCATCTGTTCTTTCTCATATAATATTCTCCTTTCGACGCCTGTACTCTTCGAGTACGGCATTTGCTTGTGTGATTATCGCCTGCGACTCGGCGTCTAATCCGCTGTCAGTTACGTTTGGGGATTTGTTGGGTATCTTTACAACGCTGTCAGGTACATTGTTGTAAGCATCATAAAATGCCTCAGGCAGACAAGCCGTAGCCTGTGCAGATTTTTCAATGAAATCGATAAAGCCCTTTTCAAGGCACTCATCAGCATCCATCCAGTACTCCTCGTCCATCATACTTATAATGTCTTTTTCGGAAATTGTACCGTTTGTACGCTCAATGTACACCTTTTTCAGCTGCTCGTCGTGCTTGTCAAGCATTTCCGCAGCCTTGCGAAGCAGACCCGCATTGCCTGATGCGTACGTCCAGGCGTGATGTATCATAACAAGTGCTGTATCTTCCATATGCACATCTGCCCCGATACCAAAGGCTATCACAGTAGCAACGGAAGCACAGAGGCTGTCGATATAAACGGTCTTTTTAAAAGACTGCTGAGCAAGGAACGCCTTTATCGCAAGCCCCTCAGAAACGGAGCCGCCCGGTGAATTGATATGTACATTGAGCCGGGATATCTTGCCAAGCTCCTTGACTGCTTTGATAACATCCATAGAGCTAAGATCTCCCCAGTCTGCACCGTATCGGGATATGGTACTGTAAATGTACAGGTCTGCAGAGGTCTCAGTCTTGTTTTTTATCTCCCAAAATGGGGCGTTTGACTCGACCGCCTGGATAAGCTTGTTGTTCATCGTCATCTTTATCACCTCCGTCATTTGTATTTCCGCCTATTTGCTGCTGCATAAATTCATCGAGCAGGTCAACGTCAATAAGGTCCTTGGATATATAATGCCTGTCTCCGCCGTCGTAAGGAGGCATATCCTCCCACTCACGTATCTCATTATCTGAGAACCAGCCATTACGAAGTCCCTTTTGATAAAACTCTCCACGGGACCCCATATTTGCTCTTGCATAGCCGTTCATACTGAACTTTATGCTGTAGCCTTCAAAGCGTTCTTTTCTTGTGAGCAAGCCTTTTGTAAAAGCCTGTTCGTACATTCGGATAAGCGGCAGAATAGTATCCTTAAGATATACAAGGTCTGCCTCCTCCGCTGAGCTGTAGTTGTCGCTGCCCCAGAGCTTTCCTACAGGGATACTGAATACGGAAGCGACCTTTTTAATGGTTATCTGCTCTGCCTCGAACACTTTAGGGTCAATAACCGTTCCCTGCTTGACCTCGCTCAAAGACTTTCCGGGGTCAAGATAGAGAATACCGTGCTGTTTGAAATTATTTATCATTTCGTCGTATTCGGCAAGCGAATCTTCATTCATATCATCATCAACTGTAATGACAAGATTAGGTTTTATACCGTACTGCATTTGGTTCATAGCAAAGGTCTTCACCTCTCTGTCATACGAAAGAGCATTGCGTAAAACGGAGATAGGCTTTATGCCCTTTGTGTAGCCGTCTGCGGATATAAAATCCACCTCGATGATGTTCTCGCTGTGAATGAGAGAATAACCCGTATCGTCATAGATGCGATAGTAAAGCTCGTTTGTGTTCTTTTCCAGAAGAGGCTCTACCTCCTGTGATTTCAAGAGATACAGCTCACACACACGATGATTTCTGTCATATCGCTTTATGGCATAAGCCGCACCCTCTGCACACCTCTGCGCTTCCATTGCACGCATAAACTCAAACGTTGTCATTGATGAATTGAATCCAAATTCGCACATCTCTGCAACATTATGGTCCTTTGGCAGCACCTTGTTATAGCCTACCCTAAGTGATACAGGCGCTGAGGCTATTGCACTTGCAAGCATCGATACCGCAGCGAATACAGTTTCATTGCCCGCTAAGGCGGCGTTATCAAATGCATAAAAGCTATCGTGGTTATTGACATATATTGTCCCCTTCCTTTTCTTTGGTGAAAGGAAATCGAGTAATCCCACTCTTATCCCTCCTTAACCGGTGTTTTATATACGTTCATCTGAAATCCGATTGCAGACACAGTACTGAGAATGCAGTTACTGATTGCCTGCAGTTCAGCAAACTTGTTGAGGACTTCAGAATTATCCTCCTCAAGGCACTGCAATTCGCAAGCTTCACTCATTTCTTGAATCTGTTCAGAATTTCCCCGCTTTTCTTCGCACTTTTCTGAGCAAAACGCACTTTTTTCTGCATTTAACTGCATTATCTGCGCATCTTTTTCGCATATTTCTTCCTTAAGTGCAGCAACCTCGGAGGTCAATTTCTGAATGGAAGCAGCCATTTCAGCTTTTTCCTTTTGAAACGTTTCTTCCTCAGATGTCTTGGGAGAACCTGTCTCTGACTCAACATAGTGAAGTATCTCCTTGAAACGTTTCTTGAAAGCTGAACTTGCATTGAAGCTGAAAATGAAGTGAGCTTCCTTTGCATACTTGTTGCTGGGAACAACTTTGAGTATCTCAAAGCCTTCAAGAGCAAGGCGGTGAGCAACTGTCTGATCCATTACGTTAAAAGGACGGATCTTTGCCTTTTCGGTATTTTTAGCCTCATTTTCCATTACGGCAGCTCCTTTACTCTGTCGGCATATTGCACTTTCAGCTCAAGCGCCCTCATTTTCATTCGTGAAGACGGAGCTGTGAAGCCCCTACGCTGTATATCCTTGCGAAGCTCCGAATCAGTAACGAGAGTTACATATTTGGCTTTGCAGAACGGGCAGGCAAAGTACTCAAAATATACCCCATCGGGAAAATGCATATGCTTCAATTTTGACTTCTGAATGCGGATAGGATTTCCGCATACATCACACACCACATCAAGCTTTGAAGAAACTCTTTTGCTTTTCATAATGCTTTTCCTTTCTGCTATAGCTTAGGCGCATAAAATATTTTGGACTTGGCAGGCTGAGCCATATGCATAGCTATCGAGTCTATTGCCGACACAATAATATCAATACGGTTTATGCTCTTGTTCTTATCGGGGCGATAGTTTTTATTGATATCGGTTAAAAGACGAACATTTCCAAAGTTCCAGCGGGCGCAGGGATTTGCGGGGTGATAGAGCTTTCGGTCAAGAATAAGCTTTTCCATCTTCTTCATCGCAGGAGAGAGATTTTTCATATCCTGCGGTATCTCTGCAACCCTTATACCGTTTGCAGTAAGTATCTTTTCTACATAATCTGCCTGCCAGGGGTCAGCTCCGAGCCACTGAATGTTGTACCGTGTTTTGAGCTGTAAGATGCGGTCACAAATGAAGTCATAGTCGATAGTTCGTCCGGGTGTGGTATAAACATATCCTTCCTCGACCCACTGTGAAAACGGAACGTGGTCTCTAGCCTCCCGTTCCCGCATTTTTTCCTCTGTTATCCAGGCAAAATACAACTGATACCAGAACGGCAGCCCTGTCTGCGGAGGAAATGTGAATGTAAGTCCTGTGAGGTCCGTAGTGCTTGAAAGGTCAAGTCCCGCCCAGCATTTAAGCCCTCTGAGCTTTTCTTCCGGAAGCTCCTTGACCGTAGCGTCCCACTCTGACTGCGGAAGCCAGCCTACGAGCTTGACCGATATCCACTGGTTCAGACGGAGCCAGCGGAATAATCTCTCTGACGCAGGACTTTCCTTTGCGTCTCTTGCCTCGTCTCGGAGAGTGTCAATATCAATGGTTACGCCAAGAGAAGGGTTGCATTCATACCACAGCTTCTCATCGAAAATATCTATATCCTTGATCCTGTCCATATCCCCACCGAGACCGTATATGTACGGAAGCCAGAGCGGATTGTCGGCATAATCCGTATTGCCCCGACGGGCTTCATATATTTTGCGAGCCTTCTCGTGTATCTCCCAGCCGATTGAAACCCTGTCGGGGTCAGAACCTGCGGTAGTAAGCACGATGTAAACAGGCTGCTTTCTCGCAGAACCTGAACCAAATGTCATAACGTCCCACAAGTCTCGGTTCGGCTGAGCGTGAAGCTCGTCAAATATAACGCAGGTCGGCTTATATCCGTGCTTCGAGTATGCCTCAGCGGAAAGGACTTTGAATTTTGTCTTTGTCGCCTTGTCAATGATTATTTTCTGTGATTCCTTGATCTTAGCACGCTTTTTCAGAAACGGACACTGGTCGAGCATTGAAAGCGCAGCATCGAAAACGATAGAAGCATTATCCGTATCAGCGGCACAAACATAAACCTCACCGTCATATGTATCATCGGCAAAGGTATGATAAAGGCCAAGACCCGCCGCAAGCTGAGATTTTCCGTTCTTCTTTGGGATTTCAAAATACAGATAATGATACTGACGAAAACCGTTGTCCTTTACAGTGCCGTAAAACTCTGATATGGCTTCTCTCTGCCATGGCTGCAGTACAAACTGCTGTCCATAGAAATCGTCTCCGAGCTTCAGACACTCCAAAAAATTTACTACATAATCGGCTTTATCCTTATTGAATGGCATTACGCACCACGAGCCTTTTCTTTGAAAAGTTTGGCCATAGGATCATACTCTTCCTCATCTTCGACTTTCTTAGGAATAGAGCGAAGCTGAGCGGCAACGGTCATTACATTTTCCTTTTCAATATCAAGGAGCATTTTTCGTTTGTCCTGAATACGTTTGTCAAGAGAGAGCAAAGCGGATTCCATTGCAGCAAGTGTACGGAAGTAGTCCATTGTAGGAATGACCCTGTCTTCAATATCGGGGTTCTGAAGCTTATCGTCCTCAAAAGCCTCCTGAAGCTGTGTTATTCCCTTTGAAAATTCCGCTCTTTTTGCTTCAAAATCAAGCACCTCTGCAGTTATCTGACAATATCTGTTGATAACGCCCTCGATAAGAGCATCATTTTTGCCAATACTTTCAAGAAGCTTTGACACCCGCTTGAACTCGTTGTTGGCTTTCCTATTTGACTTTACTTCCTTGCGAGCCTGCATAGGCTCACCGGTAGCAAGAGCAGCTTCGCCCTTCTCTCGGAGCTCCAGCTCTGCTTGTGTTCTATGAGAGCGTCCCTCTGCACGTATAACTACAGCAGGCTTGCTCGGTGTAGGCATCAACTCACCTCTTCCTTAGTTTTGTCCTCCTGAGGGTCGGACTCAAAATACATATCGCCGACCCTTCTAAACCTATAGTCTCCCTTGATAAGAGCGTGCGTCTTGTCTGTGGTATGCCGACAATGGTCATTCTTCAGACCGCATTTTGCCTTACAGCCGAAGCCGTCGCATAGATATGCTCCTTTAAACCCATAGCAGGCACCCCCCGAAAAAATTTGCGCATTCGCCGAAAAAAGCTGATGTGGGAAATTATTTTGTAAAGAGGTCCGACGCGGTCAATTCGATGCGCCCTCACGACCTCGAACTATAGGGGGGATAGGCAGGCCTCAGCGGTTGCCGAAGCCTCCGTCCTCCTTAGCTGTCTTGATTGAGTGGCAGGTATGGCACAAGCCCTGCCAGTTCTTGCGATCCCAAAAGAGTTTCATATCTCCCTTGTGCGGAACGATGTGGTCAACTTCAGTCGCAAGCTCTCGCCTGCCCTGTCTTGCACACTCTGCACAGTATGGGTGTTTGGCCAGATAAAGCTTACTGGATTGTCTCCACTTGTATCCATAGCCTCTTGCTGCCGATGACAGCCTGCCTGCATTGGCTGTAGGCTTATGCTTCTCACAATAGCCTTCTGTTGTCAATACACTGCAGCCGCCGTGACGGCAAGGACGTGGTACTCTGCTTTCCATTACACATACGCCTCTCTTGTATGGTTTTCCGATGCCGACAGTACGCATATGCGCACTGCCGATATCGGTTAAGGAGATGGAACCAATGAATCACAAGTACAGTATACACCCGAATTTTCAAAAGTACCGACTTTTTGAAAAATTTTTTTGAGGAAATGAAAAAGCCTGCCGAACTTTTAAATTCGACAGGCGTAAAATTAAAATATATGTTTTTAATTGTATTATTGATACGGTCAAATTACGCTGAACAAGGTGTTCTTCATAGTAATTTTGTTATTTTTTGTAATCATATCTCCAATTATTTTCACGTTTTTTCCTTGTTGATGTGCGGTTACGGCCATGTCATAGTCTTCACGGCACAACTCCACTTTTACACTCTTTGCTTTTGCATCATCTCCAATATAAACAATTGTTGCCGTTCCGCTTTGCCTCTGATCCAATGTTGGAGTTGCAGCCAATTGTTTAATTTTTCCAATAATTTCAGTTTTTTTCGTTGTTTCACCCTTTATTTTAGATGCTACACTTGATATAGGATTATAATAATCATTTGTGACTGACAGTCTGTCATAAGCACAACGATTGGTTTTAACTACTGGTGACCACTCAGCAATGAATTCCAATGTCGTATTTTCAGATTGAAAATTCATTCCACTAAGAGCTTCAAAAAAGTTCGCACTTATTGTGGATTTGCTGTCATAAAATGAGTTAATATTGTCTGTATCAATAGAGCTTTTTATAGTGTAGATATTTGTCATAAGTTTATTAGTTACTCTGCGAGTAAGAGAATTTGCGCATTCATCTTCATCAGAAAAAATGCTTAACTGCTCGTAACCTTCTTCATTTAACGTAGCAAAAGGACAAACAACTGAAACAACATAACTACCTATTTCTGTTTGTCCGAATCTGCATTGATTTAAAAACTTTTGAACGGTATCATCTATTCTTCCCAAGTGTATTTTTCTAGGATTAATAATATCAAGAGCTGTAGCTGCTAATAATTTTTTAGCATTTTCATATAAGTTAATTGCATCATCTAGAAAAATACTTCCTGATTCAATATTGCTCTTATCAAGCCGGATTTTTATTATATCTGAATTAGGATTTAATAGAAACAACATTACCTGTTCAATTGATTTATTTTCAACAGCAGCTATATTTTCTACAACATCATACATTGCAGACTTATAGTCACGGAACTCCTTTTGTAGTGGTACAGAAACTTGATAAAATGCCCCTTTGTTATGTTGAAAAATTTTGATACCATTTCTTTTAAAGGGAACAAGTTTCCACCCAGTATTTGTCAAATATTTTACCACTTGGAAGGGGTTAATTTTTTCGGTCATGTCCATATAGTTAACTGAATAGA